ACGTAGATAGTTGTAGTTCAGTGCGCCACGCACATGACCGGGCATGTTCTCACGACCCTTTTTACTGTTTGCTTCTTTATCACCGTACATCGTTAGTTTATTAACTGACTTTGGTGAGCCTTTAGTCCAACTATCTTGTTGACTCAATTCACGCTTGAAAGTTTTGATGGCTTCGATTACTTCATCACGACCTTTACCTTGTTGAATAACCATTTTCAATACGTTCATTAAAAACTCTTGTACGTATTTGGGTGTATCAGCACGTTTCAAGTCAAGACCCATAGCTTTAACATCACCTAAGTTACCATCTTTGTCTTTGCGCTTACCTTCTTTATCAAAGATATTGATAGCATAGCGTTTCTTTGTAATAAAGATAGCACGGTCACCAATCAATTCACGACCAGCTTTAATGATTTCCCCGTTCTTTCGTGGTGAGTGAAATGCTTTCTCCATGAACGCCGGGAAACTATCATTCGCTTCGTCTGCGATTGAATCATATAATCCAATGCACATATCTTTATCCCAAGCCAATTCACCTTTATCAATCTGTGACTTCAATACTGAATATGCGCTGAAGTAACAACTATCAGTATCACCATAAACAATCGCTTCGCCTTCGTGACTATATTCACCTGCAACACATTCATTGATTTGGCTCATCATGTGACGAACAATTTGTCGTCCACACAGTGTAACACTTTGACCAATGCGCTTGTCATAGAAACGACAATGTTCATTCAATAATGCGCCATATGCAGAGTTCAATAAAATTTTACGCACTAACTGACGTTTATCCCAATAATCACGGTCTTCATTAGTAGTTGATTCTTTTAGTTTCTTTTGCATTACTTTACGATCCGAGTACCAGCGAGATAATAGTCCTGGAACTACACCCTCTTTCTCGTATGTAAAGATTGTACCATTTGCACTTAGCATCCAGGGCTTGTGACTATCAAAAACTAATTTCCATATTTCAGCCGCAGACATTTCTTCACTACGACCATCTTCGTAGTCAACGGTAAGCATTGTACCACGCTCTTGGTTCATAATCGAGGTATATTCTAACGCACCAAACAAACCTTCCCATAGAATAGCACCAGTAACATCATCATCGCCATCTTTATAGCGTTTCTTTTCTTGTGCTAATCTAAGACCCTTGTCTTTCATGTATTGGTCTGTGACTGTTTGTCTAACTTGGGCAACAATAGTCTCGCCCGCCATGTTGAGTGCCCGTATGACCGAGGGATAGAGTGAGTTAATGTCAACTGCTCCGACATATTCGTGCATGCCTCTTTTGGGCGTAGCAACGAAGGCACCTGCTGCCTGTTGTGTTTCATCTGCATTTTCTGTTCTCCGTTTTTTATCTGGTACTACTAATCCACGTTCATGCGCTTCATTAAAGATAGCCATTTCAATCATAGCAACTGAACCCATTACTGTTGGAAGCAGTACAGTATTTTCATGTGCTAGTTGATTAGCCAATTCTAAGAATTTAAGTTTGTTGTGAATCTTAACCAACAACATAGTATCTTGTCTGTTGTATTCAATAAACTTTTTAAAGTCTTTATTATACAATTGGTCAAGAGTACCTTCATATTGTGTTTTGTTTTCACCAACTTCCATCTCACCAATAGCATCTAGTTTATAGCTATGGCGACTTTCGTAGTTATACTTCTTATAAAGTTGAAGATAATCCATGTGAATACGACCAACTAAATCATAAGTCTGTTCTGACTTACCAAATCGTTCATATTCTCTTGGTTTAGGTAGTTGACCCATTAAACAGAATTTACGTGTATCGTCTTTACTCATCACACGTGTAACACGATTAACCATGTAAGGTATATCGTATCCTTCTGAGTTCCAACCAGTTAATACATCTGCATCTTCAATCAACTGAAAGAAAACATCAAACATTTCCTTTTCGCTGTTGAAAAGCATACAGTTAGGAAACTCTCTAACTATTTCCCAAGCAGTTTCAGTAGTCATGTGCTTTGGTGCAATAACTAATGTAACACATTGGTCAAGCCAATCTAAGTAACAACTGATTGCTGTTACTGGATTGAACGGATCACTAGTAGGGCTGAAACCTTTTTCTGGATCAAAGTCTACTTCAATGTCAAAGAAACACGTGTGTAGTTTGGGTGCATCTACACCCAAGTAGTTTTCACTGAGACAACGAAATACTGGGTTGATATCACTTTCAAAGAGTTTTTTACCACCGTGTATTCTTCGTTCTTTTTCAAACTCTGAACGTTTACGTGTACTGAATCTACTAACAGGATTGCCATAAATGCTACGATGCTTTCCCTTGTTATCAGGGTAATAGAAAACATAATTGGCAGGGAACTCTTTGTAATGACGCTTACCGTCAACTCCTCGTTCTACTACATAAATTCTATCTTCATCCCGTGAATGGATGGCATCTACATAACTCAAAGTGTCTTGCCCACTGTTTCCAAAATAGTGTTGAGTTGTTCGTGTTCTTGATTTGATTGTGTTAAACTTGCTTTATGGGCAATTCTAATTGCCTTTTTAAGTACACTAGGTTTAACTTCTAGTTCTTCTGCAATTGCTTTTACTGTGTCAGTTAACCCGCCTTGCAGTGTGTCAATCTCATGCATCACTGCCATACCTTCATTAATCAATTGGGTTAATTTGATTTTTTGATCGCCGCTGAATGTTTTCACATCGTTCATAGATACTCCTTAGTAAAGTAGTTATTATACACTAATCTGCTAAGAAGTCAAACAATTTGCGTAAGTAAGGTAACCTTATTGGAAGATTTCTGGGTGTTCTTTACCGTATATCTTAATATACTTACCCGCCATCATATCAGCCATTGCTTCGATTGGTGAGCCAGGATAACTGTCACCGTCTTTAATCATGTTAAGTTCACTTTGACGTTGATGTACCAATTCATGGAATATAGTACGGAAAATATCTATTAGATTACGATTGCCGATATATACCCAAATTCTATCACCACTGTGTACGCCAGTATGATGACCAGCTTGTGCTTGTTCTGTGTTCTTACTTAATGTGAATTTGGGTTTAGTTTTAATATTCAATGTTTTCATTGACCATTTAATAAAGTCTTTAATTTGTTGTACTTCATCAGGTCCTTGTACGTCTTCCGACAAATCCTTTGTCACATCTTTTTCACCTAATATATCAGCTGGAAGTTGTCCTCCGGGTATTCCGCCACCAATAGCAAACTTTGCTAGTCCTATAACTTCTTTAGGTCCTTCCGACATGCCTTGTTTTCTACGCATAATTTCATTAGTTATGGAAGTTATGATTTTTAATCCAATTTCATCTCTTTTAATAGTTTTAATCATACGCAATAAATCGGATGTTGAATAATTTCTATAATGAGCGTGTTCGCTTTCTGTTATATCTTCTTCACCTAATCTATTTTTTATTTTCTTAATCCACGTGTCTGGAGTGTGACCATATTTGTGTACAAATAAATCATGCAATTTTTTACCAGTCAGTTTATAACGACGGCTGATTTTTTGCATCAATTCGTCAATGGTATCGTAACTAGTATTTTTAAGGCTAGGAAGTTTGTTCTTCAGGTCTTCAACTGCTGATTCGGTGGTAAAATCGTTTGCTCTCATAATATAGTATTTATGCTCACTTTAAAGATTACAGTAGCGAATTGTTCTCTTAGCCCAGCAGCCGGGCCACACTTTATAACGCAAAGGTCCTAAGGTAGTGTGTTCATTACGGGACTATACGGATTTCGAAACTTGTCAAATCCATCGTCCTCAGGGTATACGGGGTAATCATTTGGGTTCATATTGTTCTTACTTTCAATAATCTTAAAAAACTGAATATGTTAATATACATCCATCCTATATCAAATTCAAACCAGCGGCGACTAAGACGAGGATTTGCGGGTTCCAAATGATGATTATTGTGCAGACATTCACCACCAATAATAATGCCCCAAGGACTAATGTTCCTACTTTTATCTTTAGTTTCACCATTACGATACCCCCACCAATGTCCAATGCCGTTGATTACTCCGGCGGCCCAGAATGGAATCCATATCATTTGTATAGCCCATATTATGGCGCCAGCCCAACCAAAGATGATGATGTTGAACAAAAAGAGAATGCCAATGCCAAGTCTGGAGTGACTACTGTATAAGTTGCGCTCAATCCAATCATCAGGAGTGCCAACACCATATGAATCAACCATATCTTTATCTTTTGATGCGTCATGGTATAGTACTGCTCCTTTAAAAAATACTCTCATAATCCCATATACATGTGGACTATGTGGATCACCTTCTATGTCACTATATCTGTGATGTTTACGATGTATAGCTACCCATTGCTTAGTAACCATACCTGTTGTCAACCATAACCAAAATCGCATGAAGTGACTTAGTATAGGATGAAATATTAATCCTTTATGTGCTTGACCTCTGTGTAAGAAAAGTGTGACGCAAATGATTGTAATGTGTGTTACTATTAAAGTATATAAAATCATAAATTACATAACATATATGTTACCTACACAACCTCTTAAAACTTCTGCAAAATACTCGGTTAAATCATCACCGATACCTTGCGATTCATATTGTCTCGTATCTTCGTCACGAAACTCTGGCTTTAAATTGAGATACTTACTTGGGTTTCCCCATGCTTTACGACCATAACCCAAGTTAATTGGTAGTGGATTTAATGTAATAGTTCCTGTACCTAGATACTGTGCAAATAATTCATACAAGAATTCATATGGTCGCTTAATTTCATTACTACGACTGCTACGTTGTGTGCCAATAGCGTTAAATAATGCATTGTATTCTGGTGTTAGATTCCATGACACACCGCTTCGTGCAGGACGACCGTATTGGTCTTTTGCTACTTTACCATAGCATCGTTCTATCACTTGATTAACTGTATTAAAGAAATATTGTTCTGCTTCAGGCCATGCACCAGACCTGCTACTACCAGTATTACGATGACCTGCTTGAATAGCATGACCAAATCTATGTGCCATGATCCATGGTGTCATCATTACTTTGCTATCACCTTTGTTACCGACAAATACAACAGTGATAGCATCTTGACTACCATCAATAATTTGTTGTGCTTGGTTACCAAATACTTGTTGAATAACCTCAGGCTTCATAGGTCCGTATTCACTATAACGACCTGTACCCGGAATGTTACTAAAGAACAATCTAAAATCATAGGGAGTTTTTTCTAAAAATCTTTGTGTCTTTAGTTGATTAGTTGGATGGGGTATTAATCTTTTATCAACGCCTCTAAATGGCCCTGGCTTTTCAAAATCACCCAATGGTGTAAATTGTTTAAGAGCCATCTCATCAGTAATTTTAGGTATAGGTTGAAGTGATTCGTTGATAGACTGAACATTGTCTTTGCCGTATAACTTTACTAGCAACTGTCTTGCTTGACTTTGTGACTCAGCGTGAATTGTTGTTTTGATGGAAGAACCATCAACCTTTACAGTTACTGTATACTTTTTGAGTGAGGATGAAATTTCATCAAGGCGCATAAAGTGTTTACTCACGTTCTTTTTTAAGAATGCTACGAACCATCCATGCTTTTTTACCATAGAAGTCTTGTAATTCAGCCATGTAATTAGCAATACCTTGCTGACGTTCTTGTGTAGCAACATCAAACATATTAACAACAAGCTCAACCATCTTTTCAATATCTTGTTGAGTTTCTAAAAACATTAATTCAGCACGTGGAATTTTTGTTTGGTCTTGAATGATTGATAGCTCAGTATAGCGAGACAAACTTGCTGGTGCATAGTTACCCAACACTCTAATATATTCAGCAATTTTATCTACTGTACCATATGATTCACTGTATAATGAATCATAAAATTCATGATATTGTGGAAAGTTACTGCCCTCAATGTTCCAATGAAAGTTGCGTGACTTCAATGAAAATGCTTCTGTTGAAGCCAATAATACTTTTAAACTGTCTGATAACATTTTGGTGGATTTCCCTTGTAACGTGAATAGAATTCAAATAAATTTCTGTTCATTTTAATTATTTTCAATGAACTGAGTTAATTTTTCTCTTGCATTTAAATACCCTGATGCTTGGAATGTTGTTGTTTTATAAGCACCACTTTTACATAGTGCAGTAAATGTGTAAGTTTTCATTTTAATTCTCCCTTTAATGTCTTAATAATAATGTAGATAATACGCTAGGGTCATTCGCACTTAAATCACCTTCGCCTGGTGCAACAATAACGTTGTATTTTAACGGTGTCACTTGTTGTACTTTTCCATTTCTCTTGTCTATCAAGAAACGATCCTTATACATTGCTAACTGTTGTTCGTAATCAGGGAACATTCTTAGTTCTTCGATAGATATACCTTTTGTGTTCAGCCATTCTTTCCATTGCTTAGATACAACCTTGTCATTGTATTC